TGGTGTTAATGGCACCCCGGCTGCGGGTGTCGTGTTTCTCTCGATTTTGCGAAGTATCTTATTGGCCTCTTTAGCCTCGAAGAGTTGCGGGTCTGTGGTGAAAGCCGCCGAGTTTCCTCCGCCGCCTATTGATGCTAGTGTTGATGATAGGATTCTCACTTGCGCTGGGTCTGGTCTGGATGGCGATTCGTCCTCACCAACTACTGGCTTCTCCCCTACCCCTTTTGCGGTGATTTTTGGCGTGACCATTTCTTTGACCTCGTCAACTTTCTTTTCAAGTGGCGTCTGATCTTTCTCAATTTCAAATTTCTGCTTGTCTTTGCGTGCGGTTGTTTCCCCCACCCTGAAAATTTTTCCTATTTCTTCTGTTATAGTTAAATCCGCTGCCTTGGCTTGCTTTTCAATGTTATCGTAAAACCCCGTAAATGCGTTTTTCATCTGGTCGATGTTTCTTTTAGCTTGGGAGAAATTTCCGGTTAACCCGTTTAATATCGCGTTTCCAGTAGCCGCCGCGCCGTCTGCAATCGCTTCGAACGCACCCTTCCATATCCCGACCCACGCACCAATGGCTGCGCCTAAAACAACTCCCACCGCTTGGAAGGCGTCAACAAACCATGAAAGAAATCCCGCAATGCTGCTTTTTAGAGTTGTCCATTGATCGTTCCATCTCACCATAGATTGAATAGTGTTCTCGCTGGCTACTCCAGCAGTATCAAACGCTTTTTTAAGCTCCTCTGGTGTTTGAGTCAGAAGTGGCAATATCTCTTTTGCTCTACCACCAAGGATCGTTAATATATCAGCCAAGCCTGTTCCTTTTTTCTTGGCTTCCTGATAGGAGACTGCAAGCTGTGATATCTGGTCTTCGGGTTTTAGATTGATAAAATTTTCCGCGTTGATCCCTAGTCTATCGAATGCGTCCGAGTATGTTTTTAATCCGCTTGCAGCTTGTCCTGCGTTCTGCTCCACCTTGGTTAACGCGTTAGCGACTACCTCAAGCGTCGTCCCGTTCAACTCTGCCGCGTGTCCGATCCTTTGCAATGACTCTGTGGTCTTGCCTAGCCGCAATGACAGCTTGTGAATCCTGTCTAACCCGTCCGCGAACCTCTTTAATCCAAGCAGAACACCTCCCGCGAAGATGGAACTCATCATTGACGTTACTCCGCCAGCCCATGCTTTTGTTTGGCCACGCATTTTCTCAAGCCCTCTAGTGTATCGTGAGCCGTCTGCGGTAAATATGAAATTTAAAGCCATGGTTATTTATCGTTTTTCTTTCTGGCTTTATGCCATTTTTTGAACTGCTCTTTTCCTAGCTGCTCTTTAGCTATAGCGATGATTTCACTTTCTGACTTGCCGTCTATTGAACTGTGAAATTCGTCGTCGTTATCATACGCAATCTTTAAATCGGCACCTTCTAATTCAGCCTTGCAAGTATCATACCATCGCGCCTCGCTTAATCTCATATTCCACGCTTCGGAAAGCGTGACGTTCACCTTGCTAACTAATGCTATTACAAGAGCCAGCATTGTAGGCGATGATAGTTGCTTCCCTGCTGAGTTATCACCATCATCCACCCATAGCCGGGGGGATGAAACTTGAGACTCCATCCACACATTGAGTGTTTTGAAATTTCTTAAAAACACGCTCTTTTTTCTCATTCTAATCAACCAGTAAACATCTCTCAGCCTCGGTTTTAGTTCTGGGATTTCTGGCCATTGTGATTTCATGACGGATATAAACAAGAGCATGTCCTCCGCCTTTACTTCCGCATGACCAGAAACAACCGGCGAATCTATGGCGTTCAATATCGTCACATGCCAAGGAGTCAAATTAGTAAGCCGCCGCCCGCAGACGACGGCTTGACAACCAATGATTCCATTTAGGTATCTGTCATCCATTAGGTGATTGTGACGTATTCAGTAGTCTTGATTGAGTATGTGATTTCTCGGTGATCGTTGTTGACTTGGTTTTTGTCCACGCTTGTGACTCGATAAACTACTGAGTCATAAGTGATCGTTGACTCGGCTGTTTCCACGGTGTATGCCGCTTCATGTTTTAGTGTGATGGTGCCTTCTTTGACTAGATCATCGTGACGGTTGACAACCTCGTTTCCGATTTCGTCCATGACCGTGGTGTTATTTTGATGCTCGTCCTTGAGCTGAAATGATTGCACGGCTGTTTCCGCGATAGTTCCAGAGACTCCGAATAGAAAAGCTGTGCCGTGGGTAATTGCTGCCATAGTGTATAGTGGGTTGTAAAGAGATGAGAATTCAACTGGCTACTTCATCCATGATTAGGCTAAATCCGACGCCAAACGTCCATTGCGTCCCGTTGGATTCGCTGTCGGTCTGGAATTCGTCAATGTAGTGAAGGTGTAAGCCTTGAATCCATCGCTTGTCCGCGCCTGATTCTGGCTTGTTGAATTGTATTTGCATCGATACTAAGTCTTCCGCCCAGCATTCAAGTTCGTTTGCTATGTCGCCATATTGCTTGAGCGCGTTCTGCCCTGAGTCAACTGTGAGCGCGCATACGACGTTCGCTGTCTTTGAATACATGTCTGCGCTTGTGTCGTCTGTTCGTGTGACGTTGACACATTGAACGACGATGCTTGGGTGTTGTGGTGAGTCGTCCGAGTCTGAAAACTCGACAATGGCACATTCATTTTTAGCAAATGATCCGTTGCTGATTAGGTGCCGGGCAACTGCGATTTCTACTTTGCGTGCGATGCTTCTTGGTGCTTTCGGTGATTTTCTTGGCATTATACTTTTTTGGTTATTTGTTTAGCTTTTCGTTTGATCATTCGTTCTGCGACTTTCTCTATATTCTTGGTCCTAAGCCTCCATAGTTTAGTTGCGGATGTGTTCTGCAGGATATATCTCGATCTGTTGGACACTCTCAATACAACTTTGCCGCCTTTACCTCTCACGCTTCCGTGCCCTCTCGCCTTATGGCCTTTTTTTGCGTAGGCGGGAATTCCTCTTGATCCCCCTAGATCCTCGGCTGCTTTCGCCCATCCCGCTTTTAACGCTCCTACGTTTTTAACTTTCTGCGTTTTGTAGCGAGTGACTAGCCTGTAATCCATGACGACAAGAGTTGTTCCGCGCCTACCCTTGAGCCATCGTGTGTGTCGGTTTCCGCCGTCGAACATGCCGACCTCTATCCTGTAATTGCTTCTACCTCTGGTGATCCCTAGACGGTCGATCATCGCTTGCGCTTTGCTCGCCTCGCGCCTCCTGATATAGTTTCGGAACCTGTTTCCGTCCTTGACTCCTGCTCGCTTAGAAATGGTCTTGGCCATGTTTAGCGGGTTGATGTATATTAGGTCAATCGTAGACCTGACATCCTGCTTTTGTTTCTTTCCCGCTGATGCCTTGTTTCCCACTCTGTTTGTGAATCGAGCAGCATCCACGGCGAATAGTCGGCCTTGCTGCTTCATTATATCCTCCACCGGCTCTCCAGACAACGCCACAAGCTTCTGCAACGCGGCGTTAAACCTCGCTTGACTTTTAGCGTCCATCTTTGCCGTGATCATTCTTCTTTGCGGTTAGGTTCGATCAATACAAGCGTTGTCATTGCCTTTCCCGTTCGTATGCTGTCCACCTTCCATTCCTTGCCCCTAGCTTCTGCCGTTGAGCCTTCACGGATCTTAAACCCTTGGATGGTAGGGAATTGCGCCGTCAAGTCTCTCTGTAGCCGCGAGCCCCCGTCGATGTCGCGTTCTGTGGTAGTCTCTCCGAATATTGCCGTGATGGATTGGCTTTTTATCGACAAGATTTCTCCGCCGAGATTGTCCACCTGATTAGCCATAACGTCTCTGACCATTTGCTGTATATCCATTGTGTAAAAAATAGCGGCACCCCCATTTCAGAAGATGCCGCTAGGGTTTGGTGTTATGAGTGAGACGCTTAGAACAGCAGCTTAATTGTCATATCTGCACCTGAGATGTCACCGGTTCCACCTGCTGCAACCGCTGTCACATTAAGGTATCGTGGGCAATCGGAGGGGAGACGGAATCGGAACGCGTTGCCCGCGTATCCGGTTGACCCCGTGATTAGAGGTAAACCAAATAGATCGGCGGTTGGCGTTACTGCTGCTCCAGCTTGAACTGTGACGGTCAATGTGTCGGCGTCAGGTAGCTGTGTGGCGTTGAGTGCTGGAATTGTAATTTCCAACTCAACGTTTTCTGTTTTATGAACATCCGCGCCAAGGTCGATGTCAGCACTTGTTACGGTGCCGTCCGCAGTTGGTAGCGCGCGTGTGATGACGTAGGTGGCGTCTTGAATGTTGCGGTTATTTTGGATGGTAGCCATGATAATTTTTTATTTAGTGGTTTTTGGTTTTGTGGGTAGAGTAGCCGAACCGATCACAACCTCATCTGTCACCTTGCATCTTTCGACTACAGTGACAAGTTTCCCAGATGCGTCCTTTCCTGCGAGATTGATGGTTTTATCATCGTTCGTTTTGACGATCTCCAGTTCGAGATTGCGTCCCTCTTCGGGGTGGTAGATTGCTTTTTTGTTATTCATCAGTTTGGTGGTTATGCTTCGATGGCGTCCGTGTTAAGGATTGAGTCCGTGGCGATGATCGGAATGCCGTCGTATTCAGTTGGCATAGATACGGATGGACGCTCTGGAGTGGCCAAGTCGATCTTTAGCTGCAAACGTGAACGGCGAGACATGTAGTAAGCGTCTGGCTGGTGACCAACAGGGAAACTGTTGTTCATTTCGTCAAGCAGGTCTGTGGTAAGACCCTTGCCACTGTCGGCGGTTACGTTGGCAATACGGCGAACGCTGTTGACGCTTCCGATTTGCAGTCCTACCCATCCAACTAGATCCGCAACGCGGCCAGGTAATGGTTTGCTGTCTCCATCAAGGATGGTCTCGTCTCGGAATTCTCCAAGATCAGGGACGCTGCCGTTACCTCCTACGAGTGTAACTTCTTGATTTCCGAATACCACGGCGTAAACGCTTGATGCTGTGGTGGCGGTTGATCCTTCCGCGTTAATAACTGACCCGTCTGCGATTCCTGCAGTGTAAGGCAACGCGGCTTTAATGCCAGGGAACCCGTTAGAACCATTAGCGATTCCATACCAGATCTGAGAGCCTAACTCGATCATCGTCGCTTTCATTGTTCCGACAGCCTCGATCATCTCGTATGCTGACATCCCTTGCTCGTATGCCATGCCGACGGCTTTATCAACCTCAACCCGACCGGAGAGGATGTAAGTCTCAACCAGCTTGCGGACAAACTCGCTTTTTGTAGCGGTTGTTCCTGCGTTGGCAAGGCGGAATCCCACGGTGGGGAGTGACACGCGTGTAACAGTTGGGTAACTGGTTCCGGTGATGGTGCGGTAAGGGAACGTCTGCACCTCTGGCGCGGAAGTAAGAACCTCTTCGATTAGCCCGACTACTTCGTCGGACCCGTTAAGTTTTGCTACATCGAGCATTGTTAATCTAGACATGATTTTATTTTATTGTTGGTTATTGGTGGTTATTTGCGGGGCTTCTCGTGTGCTACGATAGCGCGTTGAAGTCCGGTAAGGTTTTCTGGTTTTCCGTCGCCGTCGTTTTGATTGAGAGGTTCGTTGTGTCCGAGTGCGGCAATGCCAGTGCGGATGCCCTCGATAACCTTTTCGTCATGCTTGGCTTCAACTTCCTTCAGATCGGATTCAGCTTTGACCTGTGAGTCTTTGGCTTCTTTCGCTTCTGAGTCGCTAGTTTTTAGCTTGGCTTCAAGATCGGTGATTTTAGTTTGATTCTCCACCAGTTCGGCTTTCGCTGTTGATAGATCCTCGGAGAGTGTAACCGCTTCAGCCTCGCGTTTAACGATAGTGGCTTCATGCTCGGTGACTTCGGCTTGTGTCGCCTCTAGCTTTGCTTGGAGGTCTTTATCTTTGGTAAACATAATGTTTTCTGGTGTTGTAGATTGTTGGGAATTCAACTCGTTATCCGTGCCTGACTCCTTGCCGTTCTTGATGATGGTGTCAACGAAGCCTGCTTCTTTCGCTTGGTTAGCGTCCATCCATGTCTCGTCTCGCATTAACTCGCGGACCTCTTCGGCACTTCCGTTGACTCTCTCTGCGTAGATGTCAGCAATCTCCGAGCTTACCATTTCGAGAAACTGGGCGTCCTTGCCGAGTTGTCGGGCGTCGCCGCGTGTGGTCATGGCTGCCTCATGGATCATTACCCTGCTCCCGTTTGTGATTCTGCGAACGTCCCCAGCTTGGAGTATTACACTCCCCATGCTTGCTGCGAGTCCTGACACTGTGGTGACTACTTGAACCCCTCTGGCTGAGATGCCTTTGAGCGCGTTGTAGATCCTCTGCCCTTCAAAGACGCTGCCTCCCTTGGTGTTGATCTCCACGTCCACCGATTCAAGCGCGTTTTCCGCCGAGCAAGTAATCTCGCCAATCTGCATACTGGATGCAACGGCAGAGTCTCCGTAAAGTTGCTCTAGTTCCTTGATGAGTTGATCCGCTGAATCTTTGTGAACGGAGTCGTTGAGTTTCAGTTTTCCTTTTTTGTTTTCTATGTTGATGATATTATTCATTGCCTTGTGTGGTTGGTTGTTCTGTGTCTTCTGCCATTTCATTGGCGGTTAGCATCTGCATTTCTCTTGGGTCGATTGTCTCCCCTGATGTTTGCTCTACTTCTTTTACAATCTTCTTCGCTGTGACTATCTCAACAGCTCTACGCCTGATAACGTCCTCGTAAGTTTTCCCTTTCTCCTGGTGGATGTCGGTTTTATTTATGAATCCCAGCTTGTATTCCTCAATCATCGCCTTAGAGTCTCTGCCTGGATCAATGGAAACTTTAGGCGGCATTGTAAAATCCCATCGGAACCAATCATCGCTTGGCGGCAGTTGGCCGATCTTGATTGCCTTGGCAATCGCCCATCCCACCATTCTTATAGCTGGGCCGCGCAGAACGTCTTGACGTTTCTCAACCTTCATCCTTGCCCCTGCTTGAACGATTCGTGTGGTCGTGCCGTTAAGGTCTGACTTCTTCCACGATAACTCATAAGGCCACACGGGTCCGATTACCTCGCGGATGACTCGATCTTGGAAACTCTCCCACGGGTCGCCAGGTCTGCTGTTATCGATTGACTCTAGCTTTTCCCCTGCGCCAGCTTTCATGTGCTTGACCATGCCTTCCTCAAAGCTCTGGATTACTATATTCTGTCCCGAGCTGTCTTCTGTGACTAGGCTGTTTGGTGCATCTGTGTCCACCATGCCAGTCTCGTTTGTTTCAAGAATCGCATAAGAACCCATCATCATCATCGCCATTAGCTCGGCGTTCTTTGACTTGTCAGCCTTTCGTATCTCGTTGATGCCGTGAGAAAGTGAAGGGATGCCCCTTGATTGATTGTGCCATTCTGGGTCAGCAATCGGTATAATGTTTTGCGCGTCTATTTGCTGGTCGTCTGCTGGATTATCAGCAAGGAAGTTATAAGCCACTGGCGCGCCCGCTCCGCTTTCAATGACTCCGTTCCTCATCGTCAATCCTTTGTATTTACCCTCCTGCACGATTTGGACACCTCTCCATGAACTGCCTCTTGATCCGATCCTGTGCGCGGGTATGTGTTGAATCTGCGGATAGCCTGCCGCCGTCTGAGTTAATAGAACGAAAACTCCACCGTCCCCATCGATTGCGTATGAGTCGAGCCACAGATCTTGCTTGAAGTCGTAGAGACTGCCTCTAACGTCGCATGTGGCATACCAAGATCGCAACCAGTCTTTAGCCAGTTTCGCCCATTCTTGGTCTTCACCTTGGAATTCTGGTTCCCATGCCCTGCCGACCGATGCGTCTGCCTTCTGGATGATCGCGCCTTTAATCGCTCCGTTATTAGCAACCACTGAACGGGATGCGCTCAGAGTTGTCCGGAAGTCCATCGGTGTGAACATCACATCCATATCGCGCGCGAAATCTGGCACGAACGGAATCGACCGGCTCGACCTGATAGACGACTGAATGAGGCGGTTGCTTGATACTGGTTGGCCGAATTGATTTAGTATAGACATGAGACTTAGTTAATTGATCCGTAACTGATGCTGGTTGATTTCAAGCCATTTTCAATGAGGAGTAGTGCCTGATCTAAACAGCTCGCCCATTCCATGCTGCTCATGCCATCCGGCCTCAGTGAGTAGCTCGCGCCGTTTGCTGATGCGCTAGATACCTGTCCGCCCTGATTCGACGCTGCCGATCTGATAGCTTCGTCTCGCCATGTGATAAGCTCTTGACGGTTTGCCTCGGAAGTCTCCCCGAATCTGCGCAATGTGTTAATACATGAGGATGCCATCTTGTGAAATGGCGCGAATTCAACACGCAAAAAAAGCCCCACCGTTTAAGGTGAGGCTGGTTGATTTGGCGGGTTGGTTTAGGGTATGAAAGAGCACCCGTATATAACCGTTGCGATAAACCCAACATCAAACAGGACAACGGTAAAACTGATAAAGAATCCCATTGCGCCATCATCAAGCTTGAAAGCTAAAGCTTCGCGGTGTTCCGCTGGGTATTTGATCGTCCATACTATGGAAAAGAATGACATGATTACCATTGCTGGCAGTAGCATTTTTATTAGTTCATTCATGGTTTTGGTTTATTGGTTAAATTTGTGGCTTCTTTAGAAAAATGGTAACCCCTGAATTAATCAGAACGGTTGCGGCGCATAAAATCCCCAGCTCCGGCTGATTAGTGTTGTGGCATATCAGCATTAACATTATTCCAGCGCCTGAGACAAGACCCATGAACCACTTGACGGTGGCATGTGTCTCCCATTCGTGTCTGTATCTTGTGACGTTTGTTAATGTAGCCCAAGTCTTATTGCGCGGCTTCGGATGACTCGCGAATCCCTCCGTGATGGTTCTAGTCTTAGGTTTTACTGGTTTGGTTTTCATGTTGGTTTCTTCTTGTTTGTTCATGGTTTTGGTTTTATGTTCTGTTCTTTTTATTATTTCACAACCCCTCCTTCCCCACTGAGCGGAGACGAAGGGTAACCCCTTTGACGCTGGTCGTTTTAAAGTCTCGCGTCAAACAAGTGGATCTATTAAGATTTGCACCCGCCCTAGTCAGACTCTTAGAATCATTTGACTGTTGATACTGATTGAACAGCTCGGCAAAAGAAAAACCTGCCGAGATGAAAGTGTTTCGCGGCAGCTTTCTCGGCAGGTTTATGTAGGAAGTTAATCCTAGAGATGTGTTTTTGAATGCTGCCGCGAAGTAGCTTTCTGAGGGGAGAATACAAAAGAACGCGAACGAGTCAACATTTATTTACTATTCTTTTTCCGTCATTTACTCATAATTTCTAATGGCTATGGTTTTCGTGTGTCTTGGTAGCCCCGCTTTAGTCGTGCCCGTGTAGATGAACGTCACCATGTCGCCAATGATCGCTTTTAAGTTGTAGATAGTAAGCTTGATTATCTTGCCCATCCATTCACACGTCAGAACATGGCCAGAGATTGACATAACTTTTGCTTCATCGTCAGTCCATCGCTTGACCTTGAGAAACTGTGAGCTTCTACCGTGCTTGTATTTGCTTCGTGGTGCTCTGAGTATTATACCCTCCGCGCCTGCATCTACTAAGGCTTGCTCGTATTCTTCAAAGTGAGCCATTGACCGGCATTTGACATGCTCGACCACCTTGCACCATTCAGGGAGATTGATCGCCGTCAATGTCTTCTGGCGTGATTCAAAAGCTGAATCGTTCACAACGTCAAACACCATGAATGACATCTCTGACCATTCTCCGTTTTTGATGCTGCCTACTGAATCTTGAAATGTTCCGCGTCCGCCGAACACCTCACCATCAAGAATCACACCCTTGGGCATTTGAGCCTTCATTGACTTAGGCACATCAAAAACATTGCCATTGCGTGATACAAAATCGACACCATTCCAGATGGATCGAACACCGTCGAACTTTTCAGACATCCACCACCCGCGCGGGTTGGTGCCGTTGTATGGTTTAGCTAGCGTTGGCTTCATGGTTGTATTATGCCTCGATCATGATTTAGCACAAGCATTATTTCATTATTCTTTTTCCGAGTCCGTGGATGTCTTGAGTAAACCATATATTGTGGCGGCGACGACTTGCATGACTTCGCAGTCCCAAAGGTGGTTTTGGAAATGCTCCTTGATCTTCTCGTATAGCACAGTTCCGTTCGTCTTGCGTATCTTATGCTCACTCTCCATCTGCTTTTTATACTCGGGTGTGTGATCCGCACCTACGCCAAACTTCCCCACACCCATCAGTCCTGTAATGCAATCCTTGTTTAGCAGGTTTGAATATTTGATGTATTTATACGTCAACCCCGCGTTTGTTGTCGCCGTCTTAACGCTGGATATTGCATGAGTTTCTATGCGCTTCGTTCTCCGGTTTTTTATCTCGTAACCTTTCGACTTGTCACCGAGTAATGGAATCCATGGCTTGAGGTCGATCTTGCTCCTTGACTTGTGACTCTCGGTTCCGACTTCATCCGGGCGAAAACCCCTGTCCACAAACACCCCTTTGTTCGGCACGTTAAATCTTTTCTGAATTATCCTGATACCCTCCCATGTCTCAACCCTCTCATGATACACGCCCCTTGATCCATGCTCAACTGACCACAAGCGAACCACAACCCAGAAGTGATCGCCCTGCACGTCCACTGTTAAGAATCTGTGACTTTCGTGCTCCCACTTCTCACCGTTGGCAAAGTCTGACATACTGTAAACCTCATCGCCCATCTTTAAAGCTGGCGCTGTCGATTTGTCAACCCATGTCTCGGCTAATCGCTTTTGAATGAACTTGGCTAGCAGCTCTTTGTTTCCCATCTTCCGTGCTTCCTGAGCTACTATCCATTGCTGAACTAATTCAAACAACGGAATCCACCAGACGGCAAGCGCGTTGAAGTGGTAGCTGACTCGGTTTGGTAAATGGTTGTTCTTTCGGCTGATATACTTTGCACCCTTGTGCATCGATCGTCTGGCAATCGGGTTGTCTTTCCATACCTTCTTGCAGCCCTTGGTTCCACACTCATAACGGCAGTTCTTACCGATCTTTTTCCAGTCCCATTCTCCAGCTTTGTTCTTTACGCTCTTTCGTTCTCCTGTCTTCGGGTCAGTCTCAACCCAGCCTTTAACCTGCTTCCATTTGAAGGTTTGATACTTCTTGCACTTGGGGCAACAAAAACTCCAGTCGTGAATCTCTCCGTTGCAAAATGAGGAATCCAACTGGTCATCCTCAAATCCTCCTTGACTGACCATGAATAACTTGTAGTCAAATTGTCCATGGTTCCGCGCCCTAAGCTCTGTGATCATTTCCGGCTTCCATGCCCACACCTCATCACATAACATAATTTTGATTGTGTCGCCCTGGAGTTGTGAAGTGTTGGCGAAGATGGTTTGCAGCAACATTGACGGCAGTCTGATACTCTCTTTTTTATTTTTCGGTGAGCGATCAGGTGGGATAAAATCTCTGGTAGCTTTAGACGCTCGAAGCACCGGCATCAATCTAGTCTCTCTCCATTTATTGATCGCCTTCTCGGTGTGGAATACGACAGCCATGTTTGCTGGGTTTTCCGATATGACCCATCCAGTGCAAGCTTCCATTATGCTTGTGGTCTTGCCTGATCCGGTCGGCGCCATCAAAACAAGCTCGCGCGTGTCGTCGTCAGCTAGAGCCTTTACCGGATCTCGTAGCTGTGGCGTCAGGTCATAATCCACCTGTGGTGATTTAATCGAGTGCGGTATGGTCAATGATGACTCGATCCACTCATCAATGGGCAAGTCACTCGATGGCGTCATGCCTCCGCAGAATGTTGTGAGTGCTAGGCTCATTTATGACACAAGAACAGCTTCGCCAGTATCGCTCATTGCATACATCGGCTCTTCTGATCTGTTGATGGATCTAAATAGTTCTGCAGCATAACTAGCTGCGACCTGCTCTTCCGTTGGCGCGTCTGGGTCATAATTCACGCTGGGTCGTTCAACTCTACATCCTCTATAGTCGCGGTCTTCTCTATAATGTTCCCGCCTGTTTCTGTTCTTTGTATTACTGTTATGTTCATAAGTCTTGGTGTTGGTAAAGTTCACTTGTCTCGTCTGCCAGCAAACGCGCGATCGCTTTGACCTTCTCGTCAATCTTACCTTTCATCTGCGCGGCGGTGAATCCTTCGAGAACGGCAGGTAACTCCAGGCGAAGGCTGTTCAATCCAGCCCGGACGCCCGCCGATATTCTCACCATGTCGGTTTCGACTTCGCTCTTTGGCAGGTGGTCTCGTTCAAGTATGGAGAGTTGAAGAAATTCTTTGAGCCCTCCAATCTTTGTTTTGATGAACCGCGCCTGGTCGTAGTCTTTAGCGTTGAGCAAGTCCTTCTTTAGTTGCTCCATATCCAAATCCTCAACCTCGATGTCTGTGGCTGGATCTTTCTCCGGCTTCTCATCCCATGGGCATCCGTTCGACCATGCAGGCGGGCGCTTGGATTGTTTTAGTATCGCCTCACGCACAGATTCCTTGCTGTATATATCGATACCCGACCTGTTTAGGTTTGATATCGTAGGCTGATTCACCTGATACAAAACCGCAAGCTCTCGTTGATTTTTCTTTTTGCTCATGCGGTTTTATCTGGTTTTTGTGCTGGTTGAATTGATTATGTTGTTTTGCGCACTTTATGCGTTTTTTAGCAAAGGGGATAGATGACCG